AGACTGGATGATCTCTGAAGGAGTAGTTCCTAAAGTATTTAGATATGACTTTAATAAACACTATAAATATTATCCTGAATCTAAGACTAATGATGAAATGATTCCTGGTCATGTAATTATCTTAGATGATGACTTTACTCTTAAAGAAAGAGTACAACGTTATTTCTGTAGGGTATTATGGTTGTATAGAAATTCTGCATATGGGTTTGCATATAAACTTCTTGGTATTACTTATACTGGTATTAACCAACACGTATTAGAGAATGACCAAACTAAAGGTAAACAAATCTTTGTATCTTTCTTAGAAGATCCTTCTGGGGTTAATAGATACTTCTCTGTAAAATCTACTGAATATTGGACTTGCCCATTTATTGAGAAGCGATTCAGATTTGATATCTATCTTGGTTGGAAGTTGTCTGGTACTCAAGAGTATACTAATGAAAAACGTGCAATGCTTGCTATTAGAATTAGTCCATTCTTAAGTGTAAAATAATCAAAGTGGTACATCCAATTAATTTGGATGTACCATTTATATCTATTTGGAGGCAAATATGACTAACATAATTCCATTAATAGCAAAAAAATATAATCGTAAGGGGGATACGTCTGGTACCCTTAAATCTTTAGTAGATGACTTAGTTTTTATAGAAGATGTAAATGATTCTTTATTATTCATAACTAATATTCCTAGAGAGACTAAGTATTCTATTGAAGAAGTTTTTAATATTATAACCTCTAATGATAAATACAGTGAAGTACTTAGCAATGTACTAAGCTCTCTTAATATAGATCTAGATTACCATAAATTATTATTAAATGCAATAGACTCTGAGTCTTATAAAATCATTAGCTTGATTAGTGATAATATACCAACTCCAGATTTATTCTTATCTAAGAATAACTATGGTTGTCTAACTACAGCGTTAGGTAAATCATATACTATCTTTGATAAAGTCCTAGGTATGGTTATTAGTCAATTATTACATACATCATCTAAAGAAGATAAGATCCTAAGTTTATTCATGACTATCTGTATCGTTAATAAAGATATAGATAAACTAGCCTCTTTATGTACTGGTTATTTGGCTATAACTAAAGATGAAGTCTTAGTAAAAGACTTAATGAATGAGTCTGCAACTATGGCATTCCAATATATGTCAGAAGAAGATATTCATGATGTAGTTGATGATATTAACTCTCGTAGTGTATTAGCAAGATATTTATCAAGAATGTAAAATACCCCCATAGGAGTTCAACTCCTATGGGGATACTTTTTAGATTTTAATAATAGATTTGATAAACAATATCTAAGCCTTTGGAAAGCTCAATCAATTGTTCATTTGGCATGTTGTATTTAGTCAATGGACGGATATCTTGATAATATTGTTTACCATTGATTTCTTTTTTCCAAGCAGTACATAAAGAGATTGTATTAATACGTGCTTCGTTGATACCAACTGTATTGATGAACCATTCACGGCATTCTTCTTCAGTAATCTTTAAGTTGATTTCTACGAAAGTTTCAACTTCAGATTCTTTAGTAGAATTGTAAATAGTAGCATCTACTGTAGTACCATCTTCGAAACGAATCTTTTTAACTGGTTTGGATTCAAATGTTTTGAAGTAGTATGCAACACGGTTACCAATGATTTTACTACCATGATAGATTTCTTTCTTAGCTTCAGTAAGATCTTCAGTAATCAATGGGAAACGGAATGGAACCAAATACTCTGGTGCACACCATTTAGCATAGTTAACTTCATATACTTGAGAGTTTTCACGACCACAACCATCAGTACCAACGCAGAATAAGTAAACTTTTTCTGGTGTAGATGGTGTTTCAAATACAGAGTTTTCTAAGTTCATTTCTGTATTATAAGATGGTGTAGTATATTGTCTAGGAATATCAAAATGTTGAGTAGCAGTATATTCTGCTCCAGGTAAGATGATTTTGTTTTCACCTTCGAATAATAAGATATCAGTACCACCAACAAAGACTTTAATGTTGGTACGGTTATGCGTTGCAGTAATATTACTACCATCTGTAGTATGGCTAAATTCTGCAATATTTAACTGTTTATCAGGCATCTTACATTTACCTCCAATTAGTTTTTATCTTCAAAATTTATTATTATGTTTTGGTTATCCATTGCTATCGTACTGAGATACGTATACATGATCTGTTAATTCAAAGTTATCGATTCGTTTACCTCTAACTCTAGATTTAATACGATCAAAGGATTCAGACATAGCATAGTGGTGTAAACGTAAAGAGTTAGTATAGATGATTAACTCTTTCTTAATAAGTTTACGTAAATCGTCAGTACGTTTAAGTACTGCATAAATGTGGATTTTATCATGGACATCTGTAGTTGGATCTAACGTAGAAATACCATGATCTTTGATGCCATATTTTTTGAAGTAGTATCTTAAGATGTATACTAATTCTTTCTGAGTGATATTATCTATTTCGTACTTCTTAGTTAGATAACTACTGAAGCCATCATAGAATAATTCAAAGTCTTCATTTCTTAACTTAGATAAGTATTTGATTGCATCAATTGGTTTAATGTATTGGTTATAACGTCTATCGAAATTATAAACTGTAGTTAAACCAGCTAACTCAATCTTATAAGATTTAAAGAAATCTATAACTTTAGATACATACATCTTCAAGTAGTCAATACCGATACCTGGGAGATAGTTGAATAGTTGTTTATAGTCTTCTGAACCCATGAATACTTCAATATATTTAACTGTATCCATAATAGCGTTAGTTATAGCTTTCTTACGTTGAAGATCTTCACCAATAGACTTCATACGAAGAATAGAGTTATATAGATCTATATCTTGATATCTTAGATATTCAGTATAAGTCTTAGCAACTTGATCGCCATTGACTCTAAAGAATTTATTACTAAACTTCTTGATTAGCAATGCATCATATACAGCTTTATATGCATCATAGATACGTTTATTATCTGCATAATACATGCCTTTGACAACTACATCGTAGATCTTAGTATTCTCTTCTAAGATATTCATTAAACCCTTCATAGATATGCCAGGTTTATATTTCTTAAAGTCAGCTACTTTTAAGTCTTCTAATGTATAACCATATTTACGTTCAATATCTCTACGGAGTAAATCTAAGTCTGCATCGAAATTGAACCCTTGGATATACATGATAGGAACTGTCTCTGTTTGGATTGTATCTTTCTTATTATAGTATAAGTAAGATAAAGAGAATAGATAGCATAAGATAGAAGATAGCTTGAATGTCTTATCAGGTCTAATATTAGGAACTGATAGTCTAATACGATCTTCAAATCTAACATCATCAAAGAATGTATTAAAGAAGTATGGAATCTTGAATGATAAGTCACTCATAGACATAACTGTATCAATGGAGATGTATTTAGTTCTAGCATAGTTGAATTCTTTCTCAAGGATTTGATTCTTAATATCCAATGGATCAAATTCATTAGTCCATAACCAATCACCTTCAGTGAATAGATCATAATCTATATATTTAGACTCATCACGAATATAGTTATCGGCAGACTCATTCAAAGGAATCTTAACAAACTTAAGATCATAGTCTTTAGTTGGGTCTTCGATAAAGATATTTTTACGTTTAGCATTTACATAGGAGAATGTAAATAGAATGGTATCACCATGCTCTAGGATTTTATCTACGTTAGAGAATAAAGCTTGATCATCTACGATTTCATAATCAACGTTCTCTTCTAAGATAGTACCATCTTCACATAGAATCTGCATTTGGTTATTATTATCAGATTCTAAGAAGTTATCATAAGGATATGGAATATCTACAACTCTCTTACCATTTCTAAAATCATATATATTATACTCAGTTCTAATATAGTTATTGAAATTATCATAGATTGAATTATAGATAAAGATACATCTAACTTCACGACCTTTCTCTAAGTTAATAGAGTCATCTAAAGTTAGCATTGTACCACTTACAGTGTATCTTGACTTATCAATGATAGTACCACCAACAGTTATAATCATGCCATTACCAGACTTCTCATAGTTATAGAATGGATAGTTGATTGTAAATACCTTTTGATTTGGTACACGAGCTTTAAGAGAATCTTCTGTAATATGTACAGTATAATTATTACGTGGATCTTGGAAGAAGTATACTTTAACTATATCTTTACCATCCACATAGTCTTTAGAGTTTCTAAATGATAAGATATTACCATTCATAATAAAGTTAGATCTATCTAAGATTTTACCATTAATAGTAATCAACCACTTATTTCGTTTAGAGTCATAACCTTCATATGGGAAGTTAATCTTAAATGAACTCATCATACGATTGATTTCCACTTGAGCAGAAGATAACTTGATTCTATCTCTATTCTTAGGATAGATAAAGTGAATCTTAATCTCAATACCAGTACGTAATACTTTAGTTTGATCTAGAATCTTGATCTTATTCTTCAAGAATGTATATTCAGAAGAGTAGATTGGTTTACCATCTAGGAAAACTTCGATTGGGTATTCACTTTCTTGGTATCCTTTGAATGGTACTTCGATTTCATAGTCTTGCATACCAGGAATTTGCACTGTAGTTGTGAAGAATTTCTCTTCTAGCTCTACATCAAAACCTTCAGTATAGATATTATTGAATACTACACTACGATTTCTAGTTACTTTATCTTGAGGATATACGAATGAGAAGTTCTTACCATTTAGCATATATCTATCAGATGGAAGTAATACTGAACCATATAATGCAAAGAACTCACCACCATATTGTAAGTAATTATAATATGGCTCTGGTACATCAAAGCTACTGATTGCAGTATCAGTAACAGTCTTAAAATTGTATTCAGTTATCTTACTCTTAATAGGATACATTGGAGAGTAGATAAATACTACAGACATTAAACGTTCTGTAGTAATCTTAGCCCAGTCTGTATCTTCATTAAAGGTAATATTATTACCATTTACAGTATAACGTTTTGGATCAATGAAAGTACCACCGGTAGATAGATACATTAATCCACCCATATCTGTAAAATCAGCTATAGGATATTCGATAGTAAAGTTCTTTTGTTTATTATCAGTGATAGGATATTGTCTAACGGATGTGATAATCTTATATCCATCTAAGTTAGAGATATCATCATTGAATTCATTATTAGAGAAGAAAATAAATTCTAATTTAGACTTCCCTCTAAGGAAGTTAGCATCTTTGAAGTTAAGTTTACCATCTTTAGAGATAGTATATTTGTCTTCTAGTACACGTTTACCATCCACATTAACGAAAACTGCACCACCTTTATCAAGGAAGTTTTCATGTGGGAATGGAATCTTAATACCATTAGATGCAAAGTTAGTTAAAGTCTCATTAGCTACATCAACCTTCTGGTCTGTATCTAATACTTGTTTAACTTTGTAGTTGAATATATACTCACCAGTATCTTCATCTACTTTACGATCTCGTAATAGATAGTATTTAAAGATACGTAAGTCATCAAAGCCAAAGATAGAGCAGATATCCACCATACATTTAGCAGTTGATTTATATTTGAGTAGCTCATGAAGTCTCCGCATCATTCTAACTTGATAGATCAATGGGATTTCATCATAATATGGTACACCATGAGACATGAATATATATCTTACACAACGTTCATCAAACACATCAAGATTAATGATATGCTCTTGAACTTCAGATACTAAATCAATCATGGTTTGAATGATAATAAAGATAGTCAACCAAGCATCATAATATTTACTATCAAATCTATGAGCTTCAGAGTAGATTGTATTGATAGCAAATGCTCTGTTTACATTGAATCTACGTTCAAACTTCTCTTTAACTACAGAGTTATCAATAGATGGTAACCATAAGAGTTGGAATTCGGTTGCTTTTCTAGCTTTATAGATATCAATATTAGATTTAATATACTTTAGATAATCATATTCATCATCAGTATATCTAGCTAAGACATTATTCCAAATACCACGTTCTTCTAACTCACTAATTGTAGCATCATCCATCTCATGTAGAGGAATTCTATAATCAATACCGATATTTTCTATTCTTAAATCTTCAGGAACTACTAATCCTTCATGACCTAAGTTAGGTAAACCAGTAATCTTACGATAATAGTTATTCTCTTCTACATAGTTAGCAATAAATACTTTTGCAGCTTCATCTCTAGCTTTATCTCTATACTCTTCAGGGATATATGCAGGATCTTCTACTGCTTTCTGGAAATAGTTAGATGGTACCCCAGCTCTAGCTAAGATATCAACCGTATAATCATATAATCTCCAATCTGCAGTTCCTTCTACAGATTGAGTATATAAGTCACCCATGAATTCTGTACGTGTAGTCTCATTCTTAACAGCTTCTGTCTCAGACTTTACAATACATTTCATGCCTAATTCTTTTACATAATAAATGAGTACGTCTACAAAAGGATATTCTGTAAACACTTTATCCATATTAGGATTTTGCATATTGTAAATTTCCTCCTTTCAGAGAGAATTTAGATTTTACTTTAATAGTATGTAACCCTAATAAGTGCTTATCCTTAACATATAGATATAAACGATTTTACAAAGGAGCATAGTAAAATGAATGAATTCCCTGACTTACAATTAAAAAAAGATCCAGTGAATCCAGTACTAAAATCTCCATACGTACCTTTTGAGTTATCATTCTATCAAACTAAATATACATTAATGGATATAGATGTTTATACAAACTTTATTAAGAACGCTGTTAGTAGATTTAGAAAGTCTAGAACTTATACTCACTATAAAGGGTATCTAATGAATCTTGGTATGGATCACTGTCAATTACATAGCAATATCTATGCTGATATGGCTACAATTGAAATGCATCATAATATGCTAACTATCTTTGATATTGCAGTTATCTTAACTGAGCATACAATCAATACTATTGGATATATTACAACTTTCGACTTAGTTAACTTACTAAAGAAGGTTCATACTGAAAATAAAGTACAACTTGTAATGCTATCCTTAACTGCACATCAACTATACCATAATGCAAATGGTATGTATATCCATCCAGATATGTGTTTCGGTAACTGGATGGCTTTCTTAGAAGAATACAAATTTGGTATAACTATTGAGCTGGCAAACAAAATAATAAACTACGTAAATTATGCTATCTCTTTAGGTGATACCCATACTGGTGAACTCCTAAAACTTAGAGATAAAGTCCAAGATTGGAGTGTTATGAATGAATATGGAGTTAATCGTACTGGGTATTAATTACTTTATTATCCTACTTGTAATCTTCTTAGTTTATAAAGTTGCTAATAAGATAGCTAACTCATATAAAGAAAAAAATAAAAGAGAATTAGATTTGATTCAAATGTCTATGTCTACTTCATTAGATGAAATGACACAGACTATTGATACATTTATAAATGAATCTATTCAAGAATTTGCAGTTATGAATAATATTCAAGATTCTAAATATATTAATACTGAACTTGAACAAGAACTCCGTAACTTTGTTATGGAAAGTGTAAGTGGACGTATATCTATTAATCTACTTAATAAACTTAGACTCTTCTATAAAGAAGATATTATTCCTGACTTGATTGCTAAGAAGATCTTCTTAGCTGTTACAGCTTATACGGCAATTAATAATACAGGTGCTACAAATAAAAAAAATAAATAACTTTGGAGGATGGGAATATTCCCATCCTCCTTATTATTTAATCTTCGATATCAGATACGGTTGTACGGAATACATCAACTCCACCTTCTAATACATATGCAGATTTACCTACATATGGATCTTTAGATGTAAACTTTCTTGCAGCTTCTACTGCATTATCAAAGTTATTACATACTGCAATTGTGTAACCAAATTGGTCTTTTACGATATACATTTTAATTCTCCTTATTATAATACGAAAGTAATATTGTCATTAAAGAATGCATCTTCGCCTTCTTTAACTTCATAATCATCAGGTACATCAATCTTAACTGGAATACCTTTAGATAGATCTAATGAAATACTAAAACCATCAACTAAAACTACTTCTAATCGTTTCATATTATTTACCTTCTTTCTTTAAGGTATTTACAACATCAACTACAAATAGGAACGTAGAAATGAAGCTTAAACCAATCCACATTTTTGGATGTTTTTTAATGGAAGCTTCAACATTGGATAATTCAAATTTGTGAGTACGTTTCATCATGATATAACCTCTTTCTGTCCTAAGGACTTAAACACTAAATACTATATCATTATATCACCTTAATAATATACAGCTATAAATACCCACTATTACAAAATGACAAAAAAAGAAAAGCCACTAGGAGTTAAACTCCTAGTGGATCATTTTATACTTTTCCATATACTCCCCAAATAAGGGAGCCAATATATCTTATTACTTTTTCATTATAACTAATATCCAATGATTTAACATCAGCTGGATCTAGATCGATATAATAAATGTAGTTCATACTAGATACTTTAAATTTAGATTGTAAGTTGAATTCTCTGTAGTATGCTATATTAAGTTCACCGTTTACATAATCACGGTAAAAGCTTCTTATAGTTTCTACAGCAAGTTGAATATTGTTTTTGGATGCAATATTCATTACCTTAAATATGAATGCAATAAGATAGTCTTTATGAAGCTCTATATTATGTGGATCTAATCCGACTATAGCTTGCTTCATACCAAACATATCTTGTTTTGTCATTAATATGATTTCACCAACTCTAATAAAGTTATCGTATTCATCTACTTTAAGATTATCAT